ACTGGAGCAGAAGATGATTCAGTTGTTATGGAAAAGTATTTTTGTATAGTAGCAACTAAAACGGGTCCACTAGATATTAAATAAATACATCATGACCTTTGATGTATGGAAACAAAGTAAAATACAAAACGGTCTGTCTCAAATACAGACCGTTCCTACACAGGCTCCCATTGACAATTTAGATGATTTAAAAAGATTAGCAGGAGTTAATACCAGCATGGGTGAAGAAATGAGTGAACATAGCACTAATTTAGGACAGATTCAACGTGAACGAAACATCCAGCCTGGTACTGAGGAGTGGTTTAGATTATGGTTTGCTAAGCCTAAACTGACTGGCGAGAAGCCATATTAAGACTAAATACTATTATGAGAGCTACCGAATTTATACGTGGTCTATTGGACCTTATTGATAGTGTTGAATCACATGAAGAAACACCTAGTGATTATGTGGATGAAGTACCTGAAGTTGATGTAGAGATTGATACACAATATTCTAATAGTCCTGATGAAATGTACGCTGACGAAGATACACTATTTTCCATAGGAAATGATATTAATAAACCCAAACATCCTAGTGATTTGAGAACAGACAGTTTCTCATTATATCCTAATATGCAATATAAGTCTGGAAAATAATCATGGCCAATATCACAATTACGGTTCAAAGTTTATTAAATGCGGCCGAATACGATTCATATATTATTGACAATGGACAAACAATCAACCAATTAAAAACTGCTATCTATTCAGCAACTGGTGTTGAAACTGCATGGTTTGACATTGTACTTAACGAAGCAATTGCAACTGGCACTAGCACATTATCTAGTTTAGGGATCATCAGTGGCACACGATTAAGAACACATAATAAAATTTCTCGCTTAACAACATTACAAGATAGACAAGTTGCCAAGTTAAACTTAGCACAATTAGAAAGAATAGAATTATCTAATCCATATCCAACTTATTATATTGACGAATTGCCCACTCAATACGATGGTAATGTTGTGGTAGATAATCCAAATTCAGGCGGGCTAGTTCAAGGACGGCCTTGGGCGACCCCAGTGGTATACGAGGATTTGATTTTTACCTACGGTGAAGCCACAATCAGTTTTACCCTAACCGGTGGAGTTTTTAGTAATGTTACTTGCCCATACGGTGCCGGTGGATATTCGGCTAGTAGTGGCCAAATCCTTATGCCTGGTGACCAACTCAATAGTGGAATTACACCAGATAATGATATATTATGGAACTATGTGTGTGCGGCCGACGATGGTGTAATAACAGGCTTTACTTACAATTCAGGTACTCCTCCTCCGTATACACCTACTTAATTAGTATTGAAACCTGCCTAAGGATATAATATGTCATCAGTACCAGATCCAGAACACGTTAAGCCGTGGTATCTTAGAAATATAACAGAAGCACTAGCATTAGATGAAGCTAGTGGTAACGTCTATGTACGCACTGGATTTGTTGGTAACATTATTATTAGCGGTAATGTAAATATACCCGGCACAATAACAGTTAATAGTTCTCCGGAAGATCCAGTTCATATACATTTAGATGAAGTAGGTACTAGTGGAATACTTGACGTACCTTATTTGCCAATTGGTGGAAATGTAGTCATATCTAGCGGTAATATAAATGCAAACGTCAGTGGCAACGTTGGTATTATAGGTAATGTTAATGTAACACAGGGAACTGATCCATGGCATATAGATGGTAATGTATTAGCTACTATATCCGGTACTCCTACTTTTACTTTAGGTACTGGAACCACTGATGCTTTTGGCAGACTGCGTACCAGCCAACCATATACACTTTTTGATAGCAGAGCAAGATACTACGACCACAATGATTTTAGTAGTAGCACCAGCACTGGAGCAAATGTAGTATATGATGCTAACAGTTCTACATATCAATTGAATCTAACTGCTGCCAATGGCTCTAGTGTTATAAGAGAAACAAAACGAGTTTTTCCCTATCAACCGGGCAAGAGTCTGTTAGTGCTAACAACTTTCTGCATGAACACACCTAAGACCAATTTACGTCAACGTGTGGGCTACTTTACTACCAACAACGGTATATACTTTGAAAATGATGGAACCTATAACTACTTGGTAATAAGAAGTTATAGTAGTGGTGCTTTAGTTGAGGATAGAATAAGACAAGATGCTTGGGACAATTCATTCCTTGCCTTACAAGTAAATAGAACACAGATTTTTTGGACAGATATAGAATGGTTAGGCGTGGGTTCTGTTCGTTGCGGTTTTGTTATTAACGGTGCTTATGTGCTATGCCATACGTTTCACCACGCTAACATCGCAGGCAATACTACCACATATATGACTACTGCAACCTTACCTGTACGTTATGAAATAACAAATACAGCCGGCACTACTGGCGTTAGTATGATGCGTCAAATTTGTTCTACAGTTATTAGTGAAGGTGGATACAATGCTTTCACCTACAGCGAAACAGCAGGCCGAGGTACTTCCGTACTGAGATTAGTAACAGCAGGAACATACTATCCGTTAGTTAGTATTAGATTGGCCAGCACAAGATTAGATGCTATTGTGTTGCCCAGACAAGTAGATGTATTAAGTCCCACAGTAAACTACTATCGTTGGAAATTGGTGTTGAACCCTACCTTAACTGATGCTAATTGGGCAGGGACTAGTACATCAGGAACTGTTGAATATGACACGGCCGCAACTGCTATGTCAGGCGGCATAGAACTACAGGCTGGCTATGTCAGTAGTAGAGAACTATCGGAATTGGGAGCAGATGCTTTTGCCTTCCAATTAGGAAGAACATTGGCAGGAGTCAGCGACATAGTAACACTAGCAATGGCTGCTACTAGTAATAATGCTGATGTATTGGCACAAATTGGTTGGCAAGAAATCACCTGATTGATTTATCAAACTAAATATTTATATGGCAAATCCTGCAACTCTAGTAAAAGACCCTTATGTAAAAACTAAATTTGAAACGCAAAAGGAGCTTGACGATTTCATAAAATGTTGTGACCCCATAACAGGTCCAATGTATTTCTTAGATAATTTTTTCTATATACAACATCCTACACGCGGTAGCATGGTGTATCATCCTTGGGATTATCAAAAACGACTAATTAATACATATCATCAATATCGCTACTCAATCAGTTTGATGCCTCGTCAAACAGGTAAATCAACAAGTGCAGCCGGATATCTACTTTGGTATGCAATGTTTGTACCAGACTCAACAATTCTTATTGCCGCTCACAAGTATACAGGCGCACAAGAGATTATGCAACGTATTCGTTATGCATACGAAAATTGCCCAACACACATCAAAGCAGGTGTAACAACATACAACAAAGGCTCATTAGACTTTGAGAACGGTAGTCGTATTGTAAGTGCAACAACTACTGAAAATACAGGTCGTGGTATGTCTATATCACTATTGTATGCTGACGAATTTGCCTTTGTCCGACCAACCATTGCACAAGAATTCTGGACTGCTATGGCACCGACGTTGGCAACAGGTGGTAAATGTATTATCACAAGTACACCAAACAGTGATGAAGACCAATTCGCATTGATTTGGAAAGGTGCTAACAAAACAGAAGATGAATTCGGAAACAAAACAGATGTGGGCGTTAACGGATTCAGAGCATATCGTAGTTATTGGCAAGAGCATCCCGACCGTGATGAGAAATGGGCTGAGGAGATGAAGTCACAATTAGGTCTAGATAGATTTAGACGAGAGATTGGTTGTGAGTTCATTATCGCGGATGAGACATTGATTAACGCTACTACATTGTTAGATTTAGAGGGAAGAGAACCTGATTATCGTCAAGGACAAATTCGTTGGTATAAGAAGCCTGAAAAGGGTAACATCTACATTGTAGCATTAGATCCTGCTGTTGGTACTGGTGGCGACAATGCGGCAATACAGATTTATGAAGCAAACACCACTACACAAGTAGGGGAGTGGAAACACAATCGTACCGATATCCCAAACCAAGTTAAGTTAATAGCACAAATAAACAAGTATATTGCTGAATGTACAGGTGAGCCTAATAACTTGTATTATTCAGTTGAAGTTAATGGAGTGGGTGAGGCAGCATTAGTCTCATTAAACGAATACGGATATCATAATATCCCGGGCGTATTTACTAGTGAGCCCGGTAAGAAAAAACGCGGGTTCAATACAACCAACAAGTCTAAATTAACAGCGTGTGCTAAATTCAAAACTTTAGTAGAGAGTAAGAAGATGACCGTTAGTAGTCGTAGTTTGGTATCAGAATTAAAGAATTTTGTAGCCTTAGGTGGTAGTTATCAGGCTAAAATCGGAGAGTCTGATGATTTAGTTACCAGTTCTTTGTTAGTTGTACGCATGTTACAGCAAATTAGCGACTTTAATTATGATTTAGACCAGCATATTCGTGACCATGACGAAATTATAGAGCCATTGCCCTTTTACGCAGTCTTTGGATAATTGATAAATATATAATTACGAGATAAATTATGCCAGTACAACAAGAATCAATAAATCGTGATCTATACGGAATCCTTAAAAGTAGGGGATATCGTCCGGACATGTATACCAGTGCAGGTAAAAAAGTAGCTATTCCTGACGAAGCTGAAGTGTTTCAGTTTGACTTTATCAAGGATGGCGAAAACTACGGTAAAGTTACAGCGTCAATTGACGGTCTACATAGATTGGTACTTTATTATGGTGCTGATGTTGCTAGTAGCCCCAAATCAGCAGAAGATGGAGAATCATTTACTCATCTACTAAAGCATTTAAAAAGATTTGCAAAGAATAAACAACTTGGTTTTGAATTAAGCGACCAAGATGACTTGGAGCCCGATATGGCAAAACGTGAACATACTAAATCTGAAGGACTTAATGAGGCATATTACGCAATGGGCAAGAAAGCCAGCTATAGCGACAATGTACCTACTACAAAAATCATTCTGCAACACACTAAGCAGATTGAAGAAGGTGAACAACGATATCGCAATATTGCAAAAATCTTTGTTGAGAATACAAATGGTGAAAGATTTTTAGTCCCTACAAATAAACCCGGACTAGCACGTGTATATGCTAGACATATTGCAGAAGGTGGCACCCCTTATGATGAACGCGGCCACCACATTACAAGTCTATGTGAAGAATATGGCAAAATGGCAGGCTTTGTTAGAGCCACACGCAATAAACAATTCAACGAATCTGCACAGAAATTAGTTGTAGAGGGAATCAATCATTATGCTAGTTTGCGTGAAACATTACATAAAATGTCAGGCAAGCGTGGCTACACAGAATACTTCAACAATTACAATCCTCCATTAATGGAAGATGAAGAACAAACTGACTTGAGCGAGATGTTTATGTCTAGCAGTTTGGATCCACGCATTGAAAGTGTAATGCCCATACTAAGCAAATTAAGTAAGAACATTACTGAAACAGCAGAGATTGCAGAAGTTAAAGAATTAGAAGAATGGGCAGATAGTGTAACTGAAGGTGAAGATGATATATTAGAAGCTAAGCCTGATTTTGCTAAAATGTTCAATAAGAAAATTGATAAGAATAACAAAGCAGTAGTTCAAACTAAAAAAGAAATTGGTAGTAGAATTGCTGATATTGGTGCCGGTGGCAAAGAACATAATGTAAAGACTGACAAAGAGTGGGACAAACAAAAAGGCGTAACAGAAATGGACAAGAGCCAAACTCCTCCAGGACGTGATGGTGGCAATGACGAAGCCTCTAAAAAGGAATACACTGCTAAATTAATTACTCCTGAAAAAGTAACTAAAGATGGCGAAGAGATCCTAAACAAAATCTTTCCAGAGATACCTAAGAAGAAAGATGTAGGCGAAGGCAAAAGAGATGATGGCTTAATTGCTGGTCGTTATACACCGGATGAATGGGCCGAAATGTTACAGCGTGTTAAACAATTAGCACATAAACAAGAAGCTGAAAAGAAAGCTAAACAAACACAACAAAAACCAGAACATAAAACTGATGAAAGTGCTGATTTGGCAAGTATTAGAAAATTATCAGGACTTCAATGATGAAAGAATTACTTGAATTAGAGTCTTGGGCTAATCGTATTGTCACACGTGAGGCAATACAAGATAGACCATTGGCTCGTAATCAAGATATTCAATATCAAGCAAGCAGAAAGTATCCAGATCGTAGTCCAGAGCAAGCATTGAATTTGTATGTTGCAGATAAAATGAATGACAACGATACAATGAACTTAAATCAGAATAAGTTAATAAATTCGCAAAAACGTGAAAATGAAAAATTATCACGTACAGTACAAGAGTTAGGTCAAGAATTACATGACCATGAAAGAATTGCACAAGATACCGGCAAGGAATTAGACAGACTAAAACAACTCAGTGCCCAGTTAAAGCCTGCAGGAGAGATTCAACAACAAGTGGCAAAAGCAAGTGCTGATAAAGTACAGTCAATGTTGGATGATTTGCAGAAACTTGAAAATAAACCTGGCATTGATGACAGACAATTCAAAGAACTAAGTGATAAAATTAATAAGATTAAATCACAACCAGTAGACAACAAAGAGATATCAAAAATTCAATCAATGCTATCTTCATTAGACCAACGCCAATCAGTTGATGACGGGATGTTTAATAAAGTCATGGGTAGACTAGAAACTACTGAAAAAGAATTGGCAGCCAAAGAAGAAAGATTCAAAACTAGTATAAAGAAAAGCAGAGATAAGGTATCACAAATGGGAGCACAATATGCACCATTAGCTAATGATATCAAAGACATGCAACAGAAAATGGATCAAATAAAATCTACTAGTGAAGTAATTTTTCGTGACTTAGATGCTAAGACAGTAGAAGCAGAAAGAGCAGCCAAAAAGTTGAACATCATTATGCCACATGTAAAAAATATATTAGCACAACCTGGCAGTGCCCAGCCAAGAACTGATAATGTTGTTCGTTTAAACCCACAAAGATTGGGCGGCCCTGATTTGTCTACATTTGCAGATGATGAAAAAAATGTTGCAGTAAACGAAGATATAAGAACCTCAGATGTTGAATATAAAAGTTGGCTAAAGAACAATACACCGGTAGTTGTGAAGATGTTCAAACGAAGATTTCCCAATATCAATAACACATACAATGATGACCAAATTGTTGACCAAATACAAGATAATTTAATTTATCTTTATAGACTAGAAGAAGTATCTCAAAAGATTATGAATGACTTCCTAGATGTGATTTATTACAACTTGGAAGAGGAAGGTCCTGATCCTCAGCGAGACCTATTCACAGCAACCAGCCTAGATGAAACCTATGAACGAATGTTAGACACCGTTATTGGGTTACCAGAAATCTTCAAAAAACACTAGAAAAAAATGTATTTACCCTCAATTGGGATAAATACTATTGACATGTGAGAAAAGTATGTTATACTTCATCATGTGTTAGTCGTTTCATAGGGAAACGGCGAATATTAAACAAAGACCATCTTAATGAAATAAGGAGAATATTATGGCCTCATTAGCAGAAATTCGTGCCCGTATCGCGGCACAAGAAAATAAGTCAACTGGTTCAAGCAACCAACAATCTGACAACTCAATTTACCCCCACTGGAATATGGACGAAGGTACTACAGCTACTTTACGTTTGTTGCCAGACGCAGATAGTAAGAATACTTTCTTCTGGGTAGAACGTCAAATCATCAAACTACCATTCAATGGTGTTAAAGGTGATCCAAACGTAAAACAAATTCAAGTACAAGTACCTTGCGTTGAAATGTACAATGACGGATCAACATGTCCAGTATTGGCAGAAGTTCGCCCCTGGTATAAAGACGAAAGTTTGAAAGAAATGGCAAACAAGTATTGGAAGAAACGTAGTTATCTATTCCAAGGTTTTGTTCGTCAAAATCCACTAGGTGATGACAAGCAACCTGCGAATCCAATTCGTAGATTTGTTATCAGTCCACAAATCTTTACAATCATCAAATCAAGTTTGATGGACCCTGAGATGGAAGAATTGCCAACTGACTATATGCGTGGTCTTGACTTCAACGTTAAGAAAACAAGTAAAGGTGGTTATGCAGATTACTCAACAAGTAATTGGGCACGTAAAGAAAGTGCATTGACCGAAGCAGAAATGGCAGCGATTGAAGCACATGGTTTGTTCAATATGTCTGATTTCTTGCCTAAGAAGCCAGGTGAAGCAGAACTACGCATTATCAAAGAAATGTTTGAGGCAAGCGTAGATGGACAACCTTACGACAATGAACGTTGGGGTAATTATTATAGACCATATGGTCTTGACGCTCCTAGTGGGTCAAATGCGGCAGCAACACAAGCGCCTGCTGATACCAGCGCCCCCGCATCAGCACCCGTTGTAGAGTCAGCACCGTGGTCAGATGATGAGCCAGAAGCGGCTTCAACACCGATCACAGTTCCAAAAGCAACTCCTAGTAGTGATAAGGCACAGGACATTCTAGCAATGATTCGTGCCCGTCAAACTAAAACTGCTTAAATGAAATGGGAGAGGGAAACCTCTCCCTATTAAGGAGAAGTTATGACACTACCAGATGAAAGATACCGAGCCATTAAGCAAGGTAAAAAATTATTGGAAGAACTATGCGACCCTGGCAAAACACCCAGAGTTCCTAGTATAGTTCGTGACCGCGCAAGAGCGGCATTGAGACATTATCCCCTTGACTATGAATTAGATGCAATTGCGGATAATTGTCCCGAGTTACTTGATAAACAACCGTTTAGCGTGTATACTAATGGAAAGATGATTGGAGATAAAATTGGGTAAGCCATTTGACGTAAGTAAATTTAGAAAAGAAATAACAAAAAGTATAGAAGGATTAAGCATTGGATTTAACGACCCTACTGATTGGATTAACACAGGAAATTACGCACTTAACTATCTTATTAGTGGTGATTTTAATAAAGGTGTACCATTGGGCAAAGTTACTGTATTTGCTGGAGAGTCAGGTTCTGGGAAAAGTTTTATCTGTTCTGGAAACTTGGTACGCCATGCTCAACAACAAGGTATCTTTGTTGTACTCATTGATTCGGAAAACGCATTAGATGAGAAATGGTTACACGCCTTAGGTGTTGATACCTCAGAAAGTAAACTATTAAAACTAAACATGGCTATGATTGATGATGTAGCCAAGACAATCAGTAAATTTGTGACTGATTATAAAACACTCCCGCAAGAAGACAGACCTAAAGTATTGTTTGTCATTGATAGCTTGGGAATGTTATTGACTCCAACTGATGTAAATCAGTTTGAGGCAGGTGATATGAAGGGGGACATGGGTCGTAAGCCTAAAGCATTGGCTGCTCTTGTTCGTAACTCTGTTAACATGTTCGGAAGTTTGAACATCGGTATGGTTGCAACTAATCATACATACGCAAGTCAGGATATGTTTGATCCAGATGACAAAGTGTCAGGTGGTCAAGGCTTTGTGTATGCAAGTAGTATTCTTGTTGCTATGAAAAAACTCAAACTTAAAGAGGATGAGGATGGTAACAAAGTTTCAGAAGTAAAAGGTATTCGTGCCGCATGTAAGATTATGAAAACACGATATTCTAAACCTTTTGAAACATTGCAGATTAAGATTCCATATGAAACTGGTATGAACCCGTATAGTGGTCTGCTTGATTTGTTTGAGAAGAACGAACTCTTAACTAAAGAAGGTAATCGTTTATCATATACAACTGATGACGGAGAAATATTAAAGATGTTCCGTAAAGGTTGGGAGTCAAATGAAGGTGGTTGCTTAGATAAAGTCATGGAAGAGTTTAGCAAAAATCATGGAAAAAAGCTAAGTACTGAAGCAACAGAGGAGCCTGAAGAATGAAACTAGATTTGATTGCCGAAGTTTGGGATGCACTACGTGACCACATTGATTTGATTGATCGCGGTGATGCCGCAGATACATTAGTCAATTTGTTGATTGATAACAATTATGAGGTCGATGAAATTAAAGATACCTTTAAGGACAAAGATATCACTACTGCGTTAAAAGGTTATGCTGAACAGCATTTCCAAGATGAAGAATACGAAGAAGAAGAACAAGATAACGACGAGTGGGATTAAATGAATTGGTATACCCGTATTAGCAGTGACCTAACTGTAATACCGGATTTCATATCTCAATATGAAATAGAATTAAGTTCAGCAAAAAGTGATGTTAAGATTTACGGTAACGTAGAAAAGAACATTGCGGCCTTGCCCGGCGTTACGGAACATAGGTTCAATCAACTTCAAGAAATTGAAGCAGTATTAAATTACCTAAATATTCAATTACGGAAAATTCGCCGAAAACATTTTCAAAAATATTTAGAAGCGTATAATAGAGCATTGACAAGCCGTGATGCTGAAAAGTATGTAGA